GTAGTCGATGATCACCTCACAGTGATCCTTACAGCATGGGCAGACTTCGTATTCTACCTCGGTGTCATCGAGGAACACGTTGCAGCAGCCGCTAGTGGCGACCTGAACTTCGGCAAAGGTTTCTTCGATCTGGACGGTTTCAAAGGCGATGCTCATGAGTGAGTCTCCGTTGGTAAGGTTGGTTATCATGCCCCAAGTCTACAATAGATATCGGCAAGCGTCAACCCCTCGGCCAAGTTTTTTTTGGAATTTTTTTTGTAGCAAATCCTATGCCAAAAATAGTTTGGCACGTCGTTTGCTCTGTGCCACACACCCCCCTAATGGGGGATGCGGGCCGGCCGCCACCCCCCTAATGGGGGGTATACCCCCTCGCCCTAAGGGACTGGTTTAGCATGTACATATGTACACCCCCCTTGCAGGGGGCATACTATATGTAACATACTATATACTAACAGATAGGAGTATAACAATAAAAGATAGAGACAACAGTAACAACAAGAAACAACATAATACAAAGCATGTCTTGATCACCCTTATTCATAGGTTAGTCCTCAATAGTATAGCCCAACAGAATACGATCCACACTATAGCAATCATAGTATACTCTCTAGTCTAGTATAACTTGCGGGTTATTGCCCACAAACTCTTCATGCACACACTCATGGGTGGGGTTACCATCCTCATCATTCGACACACGATATACTCTCACACTATACAAAGCATCCCAACCATCCCATATTTCCATCGACTCATCAATCGCAATCTCAATACAATCCCCGGTATAACCTTCTGCTAACTCAGCACCGTGGATATCACAAGCGACGGCAAGAAAGTGTGCATTCGACATTGGCATAGTATAATCTCCTAGTATATAAAACTCATGGACCACCAAAAAGCCCCGTCATACGAGGTAGGCGAATCGTCCAATCTTTTCGACACTCTTGATGCGTGAGAGTTTGATACTCTTGAAACCTTGCGTTTTACTATATAGCACGAGAGTGTGTGTGTTATCTTTTTTGGAAGTCTTGAATGATTCAAAGAAAAAGTTATCAAACACACGATTATCGTCTCGCACCACACGACACACGATACGATCGGTAGTATTAAACGCTTCTTTGGCGATGCTGGCGATGCTCATGAGATTGTCGATTTTCTGAAAATCGTTCATTGTTTCGATCCTTTGGGGTTGTCGTTTCCGTTCTGCTTTCATTCTACAGAGTGAATCGGCCATTGCAAGCGAAAACTTTTGAGATTTTCCATTTTGTGTCATAAGTCTAGTATTTTCAACCACTTACGTCATTTTGGATTTTCCGATTTTCTTGGTGGACACTTGGGATTGTGAGAATCTGCACACGATTTTCCCCGTTCTTGCAATCGTGTTGCAAGCATTCTAGGGTTCGATTATTGCAATCGGCTTGCAACTATAAATATAACATGATGTATACTAAAATATATACTATATAACATATAATATACAAAGGGGGGTTTTTATATTTTACAAAGTACCAGGAAAAAGTTACAGACTAGGCGGCGGTGGTCCAAAAACAATAAGAGCCTCAAAATATAAATGTAATAGCTAAACTATCCTCTTCGACTAAATATCAAATAAATACGGCTTACCCTACACACTGGTGTATTCTATTTTAGAATCTTTAATCGTTAAAACGAGGTGCTTAAAATGCAAAGTAACGGCTATTTTATACATGGTGGAAGACTTTATCACCCAACAAACGTCGGCATTTCCATGCCCAATTCTAGCACTCTAGCCGATACCTATGTCGAAAAAGTAGTAAAAAAAACTCCAAGTTTCTATGATTTCGGTACCGATTATTCTAATCAACAGAATACCGAAGACGAAACCGACAGAAGAAGATACTTTTTCCCACCATCTTTTATATAGGAGCCCATAATGGCAAGTAGATACGGCAGAAGAAGATACAACTGTCCTCGACCAAATACAGAGCAATTAGATCAACTTATCGGTGATCTACAAGGATTAGTAGAAACATGCGTAAGCAAAGCAGGTTCGTATTACCCCAATAATCTTTTTCAAGAAGGTAAGATTCAGCTTTGCTATGTAAACAGAAATGGAAGCAAAAAATGCGAATACAAAACTATACCTATCAATCTTATTGACTTAAAAAAGAGAGCAGACGAGTGCGAAAATGGAAATCAAAATTCTTGTCGTCTTTATACTGATTTATATTTTAAGCTAATAGATTATATGGAGCGATTGACAGACGCATTACGAAGAAGCGTTCCTGTGGGGGCGACAAAGATCGGTATCAGAGTATTAACAAGATGTTTACCCAAAAGACCACAGCCCGGACAAGGTTATCTTCCAGGTTATGGTACGCCAATACGCTTATTATAAGAAAGTAAAATATGACTATTTTTCTAAACCAAGGCAAATTTTACAAACAAAATTCTCAGGTATATACCAATAATAAGGGATCTAATCCATATTCCTACAATCCTAAGTTTTTAGACTATAGAGAATATCAAGAAACTTTATTTGAAGAAATCAATCTTTGCCCAGATTGTGTTACTGCGAGCGGATTTTCTTATCCAGAAACCTGTACGATTGAGGATCCGGAACCTCCGACATTTTCTCCCATTAGCGGAATAACTATTTTTATTGATAATGAAGACAATATTAGTTCTCCAACACCTCCCCCTCCACCATCTCCTGCTCCTACCGGAGAAACTCCAACTCCTCCTCCGCCTCCTCCAGCAGGACCACAACCAACTGGCTAATTATTATAGCCAATAGCAACGTGCTCAAAACAAGAAGATATGGACTGAATAGGCTTTTGATTATGAATCATTATTCCAGCGTTGTATAGTGATATTGCAATACTAAATCCTTCTCCATACCCTAGATTCCCCCTATTTTTAACAGAATCATTTTCTTCTGATATTTTTTTAAGATCCCACCATATCTTTACAAATCTGTCTACCTTAGACATATCCTCTTCTTTTATAAATAAGAAACTTTCCTGAATATGCTTCACTTCTTCCGTTCTCAGGCCGTTATCATCACAATACTGCATAATTTCTCTTCCATAAGGAATATATTCATCATTTCCCTCAAGAAATTTTTCCATAGAATTTTCCCAAAAGTTATCAACATACGCTCCGTTTTTGACGCTATCGAGATCGAAATTTTCTATAATATCTATTAAACATTGTTTATGTATTTTAGTATCAGAATCTATTAGAATGATAGAACCATATTTTTTAAGCCCCCAAGTTACTGGAAAGATTTTGTCATGATAAGAAAAAACTGACTTACTATATTTGATCGTTTCGACATTATTAAAATTCTTAAATTCTTTTGGTTTATCTGTAAGTATAATAAATGATATTTGCTTAAATTCCTGTAAATCCATTATATTTTTTTTAGCATATTCGATGAAAACATCATTAACAGCACACATACATATAACAGGAAATTTTCTCATAAACTTCTTTTCATTTGACAAAAGGTGTACAAAAGCATACTATATAATACCATTGGTATATTTCTAAAGCAAGAGGTTATTAATTATGAACATTAGTAATTTTGTACCCAGCACTCTTCATATAGTAGCAAGCGGAGTTGATGTCACACAAGATCTACAATCCTCACAAGGAAAGAGCATATCTACACTGCTCAACACTGCCTATGAAAAAGAAGAAAAAACAAAAAAAGAAAATAACTGAACAAGAACTATTAGACACTATAGATATTATCAGCAAAAAACTGGCATATAAGTTTAAGTTTGGTTACCATGAAGTAGAAGATATGAAACAGCAGATAAGTATATTTGCTCTTGAAGGATTAAAAAACTACGATTATCAAAGACCTCTCGAAAATTTTCTTTGGACACATGTGCGAAATCGCCTCTTTAATTTTAAAAGAGATAATTATCAAAGGCCTGATAAGCCGTGCAATGGATGCCCCTTCTTCGACGCCAATACAACAAAAAACCCTAGCTCCTGCAAAAAATATACCGATAAACTAGAATGTTCTGACTATAACAATTGGTATACTAGAAACATAAGCAAAAAGAATCTAATGCATCTCAACACTATAGAAGAGCTTAAGGAATACCTACCCAATAAAAAAAATGACGCAGATAAAGTTGCTAATCACGAAATACTCGACAAGATAGAAGAACATTTAAATGGAGAACATCGTCAAACATACTTAAAGCTTAAAAGCGGAATAAAAGTTACAAAAAATGAAATAACGAAATTAGAAAAAAGAATCAGTGAGATTATAAATGAATAGAAAGCGTGGAAAACTAAGCTTAGACGAAGAAAAATTTATCCGAGATAATATAGGCGGCTTAACAATAGAACAAATAGCAGATGCTATTAATCGTTCTACAAAACCTATAGAAAAATATATTGTACAAAATAATCTCAGTTTCGATCAAGACGAGAATCAAACAGATCAGAGTCTTAGACTAAAATTACACGCAAAAACATTCTGGCCAGAAATATTACGTCAATTTGACGAAGATACGGGAGAACTGGACTATTTTGAAAACACATGGATTGGCCTAGTAAAACAATTCAGGGAAGACGTACTTCCTGCTGAAGAACTTCAGATTAAACAATTTATTACGATAGATATTTTAATCAATAGAAGTATGAAAGAAAGAAAGAGACATATCGCAGAAACAGAGAGGCTCCAACAAAAAGTAGACGAAGAATACAACAAGCCTGAAGATCAAAGAGATATCCCCAAGCTTACCAACCTAGAAACCCAATTAAGTTTCTCTCGAAATTCTATTGCCAGCTATACAAATGAATATACTAAACTTCTTAATGAACAGCAAAAAATTAGCAAAGATCTAAAAGCCACCAGAGAACAAAGAATTAAAAGAATCGAGGACGGTAAGAGTAGCTGGGTTGGATTAATCCGAATGTTAGAAGATGAACTTATTCGTGAGAAAGAGGGCAAAGAAATGGAGATCCTTTCTCTTGCAACAGATAAAGCAAGAAAAACTCTTTTTAATAACCATCAATATCAGGACGGAAAAGTTGATGTACCAATCTTAAGTCCAGAAAGCTTAGAGTATCAAGATGAGGAACTATAATGATCCAGAATATAAAAAATGGCGTAAGAAGATATATGCTAGAGACCAACATCGTTGTCAGTGGCCCGGATGTAATCGAACAAAGGGGCTACAGGCTCATCACATATTAAAATGGAGTCAATTTCCTGGATTAAGATATCACTTAGACAACGGTATTACCTTGTGTAAAGATCACCATAAACTTATTACTAATGATGAAGATAGTTATATTAATTTCTTTAATCAGCTTATACTGCAAAGGAAACGAAAATGAAATTAGAAAGTCCGATTACAATAGTACCATCAAAATATACTGATCAAAACACCAATAAAGTAGTCAATCCACCTCCTATACAACTAGACTCTCTGGATATCATATATTTGGACAATCCAGTAACAGAACAATACTATGTGGCCATAAAACACCTGCCTCATAACGTTTTGTTATTTTCAGGAGAGGATTATCAAAAAAATCCAGATATCACAAAATCCAAAGCTCAAGAAAAACTATTAGAAATATCAAAAGGAGATCTTCAAAAATATTTGCAAGAACAGTTTCCTAAAACTTTAGAAGATGAACCGTATGGCCCAGGTAGTATTTTAGCTAGTATGTTTAGTGCCATAGGTATTAAAAGTAGTCCTACTTGTTCTTGCCGTAAACATGCTCTGGAAATGAATAAGAATGGAATTGAATGGTGCGAAGAAAATCTAGATACTATCTGTGGCTGGTTAGAAGAAGAGTGTAAGAAAAGAAAAATCCCTTATGTTGATGCAGTTGCTAAGATGGTTGTTAAAAAAGCAATAAACAAAGCCAAAAAATATAGAAATGAAATGAATAATGAAAAGTGATGAATTTACAATAATAGTTGATACAAGAGAACAGAATGCCTGGGAGTTTGGTCATCATACTACATCAAGACGCAAGCTTGATACTGGTGACTATAGCATAGAGGGGTTAGAGAATCTTTTGTGTATAGAACGTAAACAAAGTGTTAGTGAAGTAGCAAATAATATAACAGAAAAAAGATTTGCTAATGTATTAGAACGAATGAGTGAGATACCTCATCGTTTCATGCTTTTTGAATTTGATTTACAGGATGTTTATGATTTTCCTGTTGGGTCTGATATTCCAAAAAACAAATGGAATAAATTGCGAGTGTCCAGTAATTACATAATAAAGTATCTTTCTCTTATCAACACAAACTATAATATACATACTATTTACTGCGGTGATGCAGACAATGCAGAAAAAATGGCCGTAAGAATCATGAGAACAGTTTATGGCAAATATAATCAAAACTAAAAACGTTTATGACGATGCTTGGCTAGGCCTTGGAGATCTTAATGAATTAATACTACCAGACAATCCACTTTTTGGTAGAAAAAAAGAAGATATAGAAAATCCAGATCTACATCTATTGAGAATTCTCAGAAATCCTAAATATTTTGGTTCTACGGTAAAATTATTAATGGGTATAGAACTTCATCCTATTCAGATTGCTTTGTTGCAAGAATTTTGGTATAGACCATTTCCTATGTTTATTGCGTCTCGTGGTTTTGGTAAGTCTTTTAGTTTAGCTCTTTATAGCTTTTTAAAGTGTATATTAGTTCCAGGTACAAAAATTGTTATCGTTGGCGCTGCATTTCGACAGAGCAAAATTATCTTTGAATACATGGAAAATATGTGGCGCAATAGTCCTATAATCAGGAGTATATTTAGTAGTAATGATGATGGACCGAGAAGAGATGTCGACCGTTGTACTATCCGTCTTGGTGATAGTTGGACTATCGCTGTTCCTATGGGGGACGGAAGCAAGATTAGAGGCCTCCGTGCGCATATTATCATTGCTGACGAGTTTGCTAGTATTAGCCCGGATATTTATGAGACGGTTGTAGCGGGTTTCGCAGCTGTAAGCGCAAGCCCTATTCAGAATGTTAAAGAAGAAGCTCGTAAAAAAGCCATGCGTGAAGCTGGTTTGTGGACAGATGAATTAGAGGCTGTTCAGATTAAAAAGGGCAACCAAGCAATTATTAGCGGAACGGCGGATTATAGCTTCAAGCATTTTGCTACATATTGGAACCGATATAAAGCCATTATAAATAGTCGTGGAGACCAACATAAGCTAAGAGAAATTTTCGGTGAAGATGTACCAGATAACTTTAATTGGGATGATTATAGCATAGTAAGAATCCCTTACGAATTAATTCCTAAAGGTTTCATGGATGATAAACAGGTTGCTAGAGCCAGGGCTACGATTCATACCGGTATTTATAACATGGAATACGCCGCTTGTTTCACGGAGGATAGCGACGGGTTCTTTAAACGTAGCCTTATCGAAAGCTGTGTTACACGGGATTCTAATCCTATCAAAGTTGCAGACAAGCCTGTGATATTTGATGTGTCTACTAAAGGCAATAGTAGTTATGAATATGTTTATGGAATCGACCCAGCTTCCGAAAAAGATAATTTTAGTATAGTTGTTTTAGAGCTTCATGGTGATCATAGTAGAATTGTTTATTGTTGGACAACAAATCGTAGCAATTTTAAAGATCGGCAAAAAACTGGTCTTGTTGGAGAACATGATTTCTATGGGTTTTGCGCTAGAAAAATTCGTAATTTGATGAAAGTATTTCCTTGTAGATTAATAGGTATGGATGCTCAGGGTGGCGGTGTTGCAGTAGAAGAGGCTCTACACGACCCAAGCAAATTAGAAGAAGGAGAAAATCTTATTTGGCCTATCATAGATCCCGATAAAGAAAAAGATACTGATGATCAACAAGGTTTACATATACTAGAGTTAGTACAGTTTGCTAAAGCAGATTGGACAGCAGCAGCAAACCACGGACTAAGAAAAGATCTTGAAGACAAAGTTTTATTATTTCCAAGGTTTGATCAACTAACTTTGGGATTGGCATTAGATAAAGAAGGAAAAGACATAATCAATAGTGATATAGAAAAGTTGTATGATAGTGAAAGTGAGTGTATATTAGAGATAGAAGAACTAAAAAATGAATTAACTACTATTGTGATGACACAAACAAGTAATGGAGTCGGAGGAAGAGATAAGTGGGATACTCCTGATGTTAAGTTGCCAAATGGAAAGAAAGGCAAACTTCGCAAAGACCGTTATAGCGCTTTAGTTATTGCAAATATGATAGCTAGACAATTAAACAGAACTTTATCTTCTATTAACTATGGTCTTATAGGAGCTAATTTAAGAACTATCCCGGGACAAAAAGATGGAGAATTTTATAAAGGACCCAATTGGTTTACATCCTCAGCTAATCACGATATCTATAAGGGTGTATATCGTTAATAATAGGTGTATAATCAATAGTATCGCAATACTTATACAATAACATTAAAGAATAACTATATGAAAAATCCACATATTCCAGACTCAGAACCGATCATTCCCGAAAATGCATATGTTACATGGGGAGATGCTGATCTTAATGACAAAAGAGAAGCATTAAAAGAAGCTTCAAGGAGCTTGGATGAATTTTCTGGTATAGAAAGAACATCAGCTAATAATTCTAGATATCGCCTAGACTTTTCAAATTTGGATGGCCCAACTAGTGGTCGTCCCGGATTAAGCCGTAGTGATTATGATTACTTTAGACCAGAAGAAGCCGTACCTACCCATATTAAGAATATTTTTCGTCAGTCTGATGTTGTTTATAATAGAGTTGGTTTAGTAAAAAATGTTATTGATTTGATGGGCGATTTTGCTAGTCAGGGAATCAGGCTTGTACACCCAAATAAGAGAATAGAAAGATTCTACAGAAATTGGTTTAAAAAAGTTCGTGGAGAAGAGAGAAGCGAAAGATTTTTAAATAACCTATATCGTATTGGCAATGTTGTTATAAATAGACAAACAGCAAAGATAAGCGTGAAAACAGCCAATCAGATGTATAAAGCAACAGCCAACCCAGATATGATTGTTAATTATGAGGCTTCTTCAGTAGAGAGAAGGGAAATACCTTGGAAATATACTTTTATTGATCCTGCTTGTGTTGATATTGTTGGTGGTTCTTTGGCTAGTTTTGTTGGAAATAGAATGTACTCTATCACACTTCCTGCCAGTTTAAGGAAAATTATCAATAGGCCAAAAAATGAAGCAGAAAGAAAAATTATCAGTCAGCTTCCCGGAGCAATAATAGAAGCAGCAAAAAGTAAAAAGCCTTACATGTTGGATCCGAATAAAACTTTGGTTTTCCATTATAAAAAAGATGATTGGAAATCATGGGCGTATCCTATAGTTTACTCTATTATGGATGATATAAATGTAATTGAAAAACTTAAGTTAGCTGACCTTGCTGCTCTCGATGGAGCTATTAGTAATATCCGTATTTTTAAGTTAGGAAGTCTTGATCATAAAATTGCACCCACCCCTGCTGCCGCTAGTAAGCTCAGCAATATTCTTCAGAATAATGTGGGTGGAGGTACTATGGATCTTGTTTGGGGTCCAGATATTGAACTGATAGAAAGCAAAACTAATGTTCATCAGTTTTTAGGAGAAGCTAAATATGCCCCTCATTTAAATAGTATATATGCAGGGCTTGGCATCCCCCCTACTCTTACTGGTACTTTTGGAGCTGCGGGAACAACTAATAACTTCATCAGTTTAAAAACATTAACACAAAGACTACAATATGGACGTAGAGTGTTAAGTTCATTTTGGCAACAAGAAATCGAACTTGTACAAAAAGCTATGGGGTTCAGACTTCCAGCCAAGATTGAATTTGACAGAATGGACCTTAGTAATGAAGATGCAGAAAAAGCACTATTGATTCAACTGGCTGACAGAAATATTGTTAGTGACGAACTGGTACAACATGTATTTGGTTTTGATCCGGATACAGAAAAGACAAGATTAAATAGAGAAAATAGAGATAGGAATAGTGACAGAATGATCAAAAAAGCTGGTCCTTGGCATGATCCACAATTTGATAACGCTCTTAGAAAGATTGCTTTACAAATTGGCCTTGCAGCTCCTAGTCAAGTTGGGCTCAAGCTAGACAAGAAGAAGAATGGAGAAAAAACTTCAGTCGAAATGAAAATGGCTAATACTCCTCCTAAGCCCGGTCCTATTGGTCAAAGTCCTCCCTCAGGAGAGCCTGGAGAAGGAAGACCGAAAAATTCTAATGACAAAGAACCGAGAAAAGAAAGAGACTTTAAACCTCAGACCGGTGCCTCTTTGCAGTTATGGGGGATAGAAGCTCAAGAGAAAATTTCAGAACTATTAAATCCATATCTTCTTGACTTTTATTCCAAAAAGAATATGAGAAGCCTGTCATCGGAAGAGTACGAAGAAGCCGAAGATACAAAAACAAAAATTTTCTTTTCTCTAGAGCCTTTTGAATCAATTAACGAAGAAGTTGTTTTGTCCAAACTCAATACTATCAATAGTATTGACACGAAAGATCTACATAATCAATACGTTAATTTTGTTAAATCTATGAATATTGAACTATCCAGAAATTTGACAACAGAAGAACTAAAATTTACCAAGGCATACTTTTGCTCCGGACTGGTGTAATTTACCGATATGCCACATAACTAAAGAGGTAATATAATGCAAATATTTGAAACAGAAAAACAAGATGGTCTGGAAGAGCAAATTCAATCCAAAGCTTCCGTGGTTTACGCCTGCTTGGTGGAAAAAGGTTCAGAGGACGTACTATCTGCAAAACAAAAAAACGAATTAAAATCTATAGCCGGATTAAATGATAGCGACTTATATTACACTCAATCAATTCTAGTAACTACCTCATGGAATAAAAACGATGACATTTTCGATAAGGAAGAAGTATGGGTTGCAAGAAATAGCCCAATTCACAAACCAACTAATCTAGAACACGACGAAAACACTATTGTTGGACATATTACTTCAAATTGGCCTATTACAGACGATGGTATATTGATAGATGAAAACACACCTATTGATAATTTACCAGAAAAGTTCCACATCCTCACTGCATCAGTTATTTATAATGGCTTTACAGATCCGACACTCAAAGACAGAGCAAATGAATTGATTGATGAAATAGAGAATGGAACTAAATATGTTAGTATGGAATGTTTCTTTAAAGGCTTTGATTATGGGGTAACAAATAAAAGTACCGGAGAATATAAAGTTTTAGCAAGAAATTCTGAAACTGCTTATTTAACAAAACATTTAAGAGCATATGGTGGTGCCGGTGAACATGAAGACTATAAGATAGGTAGAGTATTAAGGAATATAACATTTTCAGGTAAGGGATTTGTTAATAGACCAGCTAATCCAGAAAGTGTCATTTTTACAAAAGAAAGTTTTCGTTTTGAAAATAAAAAAAATGACGAAGAAAAAAATCGTACTTTAGAAGAAATAGGTGTATTTTCTAATCAAGCCCAAATACAGGAGGCAAGCATGAGTTCCGAAACAGTTAAACCCGAAGAAAAGGTGGAAGCTATGAGTGATTGTTCAGAAATGGTAAAGGAAGCATATGCTTCTGTTGAAACAGTAAAGGCTCAGGCCTCCGAGCTAGAAGTAGCGCTTGAAGCAGAACGTGTTGCTCACACTGAAACAAAAGCTGCTTTAGAAACCGCATTAACAGAAAAAGAAGAAGCTGCTAAAATGTCTGAAGAAGACATGAAGAAAAAGAAAGAAGAAATGGAAAAAATGAAGGCAGAACTTGATGCTGCAAACGAAGTTCTTGCTGCTTATAAGTCCAAAGAAGAAGAAATGAAAAAGAAAGAAGCTATGATGAAACGCAAAGCTTCTCTCTTAGAAGCTGGTCTCGATGAAGAGTCAGCATCATCTAATGTCGAAAAGTTTGAATCACTTGATGACGCATCTTTCGAAAACATTGTAACTTTATTAGCTGCAATGAAACCAAAGAAAGACGAAAAAGAAATGAAAGAAGGAGAAGCTGTTATGAAGAAAAAAGCCTCAGAAGATATTTCCGAAGTTTTAGAAACAGCACAACCTTCAGAAGAAGTTGATCTCAGCGTTGCTAGTGAAGAAAACGAACTAGAAAACACTAGGGCAGCTTTAGTTAATTTTGTTTGCAACAGACTAGGTAAAACACTTAATAAGGGAGAATAAAATGGCTTTAAAACCAGATCGTATTGAAGCTTACACAGATATCTCATTCTTCATGAATGAAGTAGGTGAGCGTGGTGGTGTCGTTGTTCATAGTACAGCCGGTGTTGGCGTAAGCATGGATGATGGAGATGCTGTAGTTGAATATGCAGCTAGTCCATCGGGCAAATCACCAGCGGGACTACTA